GGGGGTGGAATGTCAGCAGAGCAAATAGGAGATTGTTATGATATGATTCCATTACGTATAACTGTAGAAGGAGCAGGTTGGCATGCTATCGATTGCAAGCGTTTTGATAGGAGCATAGGACCTAGTCCACTGTTTCAATTGTACTTAGAGTACAATAGAATAGGTGCTCCTAAAGAGACTTTACTCGCTTTCTCCAACCGCCACGGTGTTCAGTCTGGTAAGACTCAGAATGGTATCAGATATAAACGCAAGGCTGAAGTCAATTCAGGTGATGGTGACACTTCTGCTGGCAACAGTAGAATTCACTTGATTTTGCTTGAGTCTTGTCCAGACGTTTATGGAGCAATAGTGCATGGCGATGATGCTGTTATTTACACTAACAACATTTTAGCTGTGTGCAAGTGGTATAAGGAGGGGGATTTAGACCCGGTCTTGGCACCGGACCTAGATTTCTGCAGCGGTCTGTTTTATCCGACCGCAGATGGTGTGGTTTTAGGACCAAAGATTGGTAGGGTGATTGCTAAGACTTTTCAGGCTTTAAACAAGTTTGATGATTACGACCCTTGGCTTAGAGGCGTGCTTTTGAGCATGCGTGCTTCTTGTTCATTCGTACCAATATTGAGAGTGATAGTGGAAACCCTGCTTGAGCGGGTTGGTCATGGTAAAGTTTACCGGGAGAAACATTACGAGTACAAATCAATGGCAAATAGATGTCATGAGTGTTCACATGAAACATTTGTTTTCTTTGAGAAAAGATATGGTCTTTCAGAGGCAGATTGTTTGTTTTATGAGGCGATGCTTAAGAGCACGCTTGAAATAGGCATTGTCCTGACAGACCAGGTGTTTATTGATTTGGTGTACCGTGATGTGATAGGTGAACGGGATTACAATGTGAAGAAGGTCGGGGAAGATTTTGTAGGGAAGCTGGTGTTAGAGAAGCCCCTAGAAATTAGAACCAATCGAGTCTACAATTGGAAAAGTGATAGCTATGACAGCCGAGATTATGAATTCAAGCTTGGGGAAGTTTTGCCCTTGCCCAAGCATGTTGACCTCAGAAAATTGTGTCCTGGTGTTTATAACCAGGGCAACTTGGGTAGCTGCACAGCAAATGCGATTGCTGCAGCGTATCAATTTGATGAGGACAATAGGATTGTCAATTTCGTGCCAAGCAGATTGTTCATTTACTATAATGAGCGGAAAATGGAACACACATTGAGTGAGGATTCAG